AGGTCAGTAAAAAGGGTCTCGGTTAGGAGACCCTGGTAAAGTTATTTGTCTTCTAGTTTGACACGATACACAGTGCGTCGTGCAAACCGTTGATCAATTTTGAGTTTACCTACATAGAGACCCACGATCCAGGCGGTAAAGAGGAAACCCTCAAACCATCCCATCGTGTTCCATGCTTCTACTGCGTGTTCCATTATTTAAAAATCAACATGTAATAAGTAGCAAGGACCAAGAGGGTCAAGCAGACCCTCTCGTATGTCCATTGAAATTTACGCTTCACTCTTCAGCAAGGCGAGCGAAGTAAGAAAGTGCGTCATCATCATCGACGACTGCCTCTTGCTTGACTGGAGAGGGAGTAGATGCTGCTGGCGTGATGTCAGGAGCATTGAAACCTTCACTCTCATCCTCATAGGTCTCAGGGTCAACACGACGAGCAGCAGGACGCTCACTGATGCCGAGCACCATGTTCAAGCGACGCTCAAGATCCTCATAGGACTTGAACTGATCCTTTGCAGTGAATGCTTCCAGAGAATACTCCTTCTTCCACACTGCTTCCAGTTCATCATCGTCAGGACTGATAGCAGAGACGCTATCGAACTCAGAACTATCATAGTTCCAGTAACCTGCGACCTTCTTGATCTTCAGTTTGAAGTTAGCACCTTCCCAAAGATCAAACACGTTGACTGGGGTCTCGTCTTGGAACTCAGGTTGCATGGCAGCAAGGATCTTGTCATGGATCTTCTTGCCATACTTGTAGAGGAATACCTTACCCTCGTTCTCAGGGTTCTTTGGATCTTTAACGACAAGGATGTTGCTATAGTAAGAGAGCTTACGCTTCTGCTTACGTGCAGTCTCCTTATCTTCATCGCTGCCGCTGTTCCAGAGGCGACGATTGACTTCACCAACGGGATCCTTTTCGTTGAGTGTAGTCAGGGAGTTTTCGATGTACCAACCACCAGGACCTTGGAAGGCATGGGAGTACACTTTTGCCCAAGGGATGGTCTCACCCTCAGGAGCAGGAAGAAAACGGATTACAGAATAACCGTTACCAGAGTCGTCAACTTTGGGTTTCCAGAATCGCTCATCAACGTTCTTACCGCTGGATGATTTCTCAAGTTCTTTCTGAAGGAACTGGAAATTGTTCTGGGACTTGCGCTTTAGATCTGCGAATGACATTCGGATTACCTCGGATTAGTTTGGATTTGGTTTAAGTGTTGGGTCTTACGTGCGAACCAGTCTCCCAGTCCCTTCTGCCCAACGGAGTTATAATAACAGGTGACAGGTCAGGCGTCAACCTTGTGTGTCACTTTCAAGTTTGTCCTTCATTGCCTGAACTTTGTCTAGCAACTCTTGGAACATGCTCTCGATGCTGGTGTCTGGTGTGGCACCTAGCATGATAACACCCTGCTTCATCGTCTCAACAACAGACTTTGCTTCAGGGTCGTCGCTCAGTTTAGCACGTGCATAGAACACCTGCTGCTTGCCGATAAGTTTTTCTAGTGCTTCAAAGTATTCCATTTTTCTTTCAGGTTCCAACAGGATGAAGTTCATGGCAGACCTGAAACAGAACTGCTGCAACTCCAACATCTCTTGGATGTCACCTTTTACAATCTCGGACTTAAAGAAACTCATACTAGCATTAACTTGGCACGACTGGTTTTTTTCATAAAGTTTAGTTGCTGTGCCTCGTGGCGCAGCTTCTCTTTCAGCGGTTTGCTGATCAATTTGTTCACACTATCTAGTTCAATTTCGTTCACCTCACAATAGTGGATAACCGAATCAATATAATTCATGTCTGGATTGTGTAAAGCAATCTTCTCCACTTCCTGCGAGAACTTCGCAGCGGTCATAAATTTATCCTCTAATAATTGTTTTTTGTCCATATCGTTCTTGGTACTCGTCGATGTAACTCATTAGTTTCATAAAGAATTCTTTCTTAGGTGGAAGCACCTTGACTTGAGTTTCGCCATTCTCGCAAGCAACGATCGTTACGAGTTGCTTTACAGTCAACCCGTAATTTTCTTGGAGCATACATGCGTATGCTGTTTCCTGTACGAAATAGTCGTATAAGTATTCTTCACGCTTGGGTTCTTCTGCTGTCTTGAAATCAATAATAGACAGCACTCCGTCGAACTCAGCAATACAATCTACGCGCCCTGCCAACTCTAGATGTTTGGAATAGAGCGCCGCTTCCTGTAAGTATATGTTATTTATGCGGTCCAGTGTGGACCGACTGTGGTGAAACATTAACACAGGAAGAGGGAACTTCTTATACTTCTTTAGGTCCAGGTTGTTATTGAAGTAGTCCTCAGCAATGGAGTGATACTTTGTGCCACGTCCAGTAGCACGAGCGGACTTGGCATTTGCCTTTTCCTCTCCTACTCTAGCACGCCAGCGGGCGATGCCCGCCATCTTCTTAGCGTTGTTACTAATCACTGTGGTGACAGATGGAAACTTGTCTCCTGTTGGTGTTAGATACATACGCTTGCCATCTACCATCTCAGCAGACATTTCAATAGGATCTAGTCCCACGTGATTGAACAACTTCATAGACCCAGATTAATTTTATTGATAAGGTAAGACTTGACTAGACCAGAACGAACAATATCATCGATACCGAACTCAACCATAGCAAACTCAGGCATGTTCTGTAGGATGCGTTGGAAGTCAATGATACCTGTACGCTCACTGATCTTTTGCAAGTCAGTTTGTGCAGCATCACCACAGAATACAATCTTACTGTCTTGACCAACACGAGTGATGATACTATCCAGTTCATGGAAGTTCAGGTTCTGACACTCATCAATGATAATGATTGCATTGTCGAGTGTAGTACCACGAATGAAACTAGTAGACCAGAACGAGATTGTTTCCTGTTGCTTCAGGTTATCATACAACATTTCATATGATGCATCATCAGGCATCTCAAACATGGATTGTACCATGTTCTTGTAAGGGATCTGATAGAGAGAAGACTTATCTTCGTGGTCACCAGGAAGGAAACCAATCTCCCTAGTAGCAACTAGAGAACGAACGATATAGATCTTTTCATATGGTGTGTAGTCATTCAACACATCCTTGAGTGCCTTGTACAGTGCCACGAAGGTCTTACCTGTACCTGCTACGCCATAAGCATAGACCATCTTACCTTCATCCCAGGCATCAAACATGACCTTCTGGTTGTCAGTAAGTGGTTCAATCGGAAGCATGTAGTCTTCACTGATTGGTTTACGACGCTTCATTTGCTTCGCAGTCATACCTTGTCCAGGTGCTTTGGTAGTCTTCTTTCTAGCAGGCATATCAGTAGTTGTATTTGTCAGTAATAGTTTTGTTTCGTGGTGCTTTAGGGATCACTTTGTTTTTCATGATGTCTTTCCACCCAGGATGGGTCTTTGCCATCTTGTCTCTCCAGTCACCAACTTCACCAGAGGCAGGGCATGTGGAGGGATCACTCCAGTCTCTCTGCCAATCAGGATTATCTTTAGACCACTGTGACCACTCTGCCATGGTCATGCGAACATCTTTTTGTTCGCCAGTGACTTTATTAATAACTGGATACGTCGGCATCTTCTTTCTCCTTTTTGTTAAAACCAAATGGACCAGATAGTTTTTCTTCTAGTGCTTGCTTCAATGCAATGCCACCAATTGCTTCCATAACTTTGAGGACTTGTTCAGGTTTGACACCCTCCCCAAGTTCTTTAGCAACATAATCATACTTAGGCCAAAAGGTTTCGCCTGCTTTTTGATAGTCTTCAAGTGTAAGTAGTTTCATTGCCATTCAAGTGCTTCAGATACTGTAGGAAATTGTTCAATAAAGATTTGCTTACATGCGTCAGCAATATCCATGTGTTCTTTTTGTGTGCCATTCGCAGAGCGAAGGGAGATGTAATGGATCCATGAACGAACAGAACCAGACATGTAGATGCGAGTTGGTGTTGCCAAAGGAAGCACAAAACGAGCACACTCCTTTGCAATATCAGCGTCAAGCATTTCTTTGTAGAGTTTCATACCCTCTTCAAAGTGTCGCTTGATTTTGATCTCAAACTCTTGCTTAGTAAAAGGATCAATGTCATCAATAGAATTCTGACGGTTCTTTGTATCTTGACGACGAAGATCAAACAAAGGGATCTCATCTGCCAACATAGAACTGTCAGCATACCGCTGAGAAAACTCTTGATATGTAAACGAACGGTGCCTCAAAATTTGAGCTGCGATACCACGAGTGGTCTCGATCTCAAGTGTCATGAATGCTTGTTCAAACACAGACCAGTGTTGATGAGTGACGCAATACTTTAGTAGACCAGAAACCTTAGGGTTCTCCTGGTTGTTCGGGTTGCTCACTCTCGCCACGTACCCCATTGTCTTCTCCGCTTCGGGAGTTACTTGGATTAGACGGACTAGTCCATGTTGTTGCTTCATCTTTAAATCCTTTGCTCATCATTTCGCGTTTGCGTTTCAGACCCTGCTTTGCTGCACGAAGTTGCAACTTCATGTAGTGGATCTCCTCATCAGTATACAGCATAGGGTTCTTTTTAGCAAGTTTAATTGCTGTCTTTGCTGCTTTAATTGTATCCTTAAACCTCAATTTATCCTCCGTAATATGCTAGGTAATATTTTACAATGCCATCAGGTCTAACATTGCCTTGTGATACCCAGTCATGAGCACATTCATAAATTGATTTTTGTGAATACTCAGGTTCACCATTTGGTTTCATTTGGTGACCGAAACGAGCAAGTAACACACGAAGTGCTGCTTCTCTGTACTGTAGTTTCTCTTCACTGTACCGCCAATCAGTCGGGGTATCCGTCATCGTCATCTCTCCCTTCATAAAATCCAAAGTTTGGGTTGCCTACTTCTGTAGATCTGTAAGCATCAACATCAGAGTATACCTCACTCTCTAGTGCGTTGACAAGAGACTTGAGGTTCTTGACGATGAGTTTAAGTTTCTCTCGGTCCATCTATTTATTAGTATGGTATATTCCATTATACCATAAAAAAAGGAGGGCGTCTATGCCCTCCTATTAAATGCTGGTAGTGAATACTTTTCATCTAACCAGTCTCGCAAGTGAACTCGATAGCAAGACCAGTATGTTACCCCTCTATACTTGAGTTGGTAACAACTTGGTGGTCTGCTGTCTTTATCCATATCATCGTAATGATATGTGTAATTCTCCATATCACTTCTGATAGGTGTGTCCGCGATAGCAGAAAGTACCGTGTACTGCATCAGCTTCACCATGATTGCACTCAAACTTGACACCACGATAGGTAGTCATAGCAATCTGTGCGTCATGAAGAGCAGCTGCCTTGTCGATCTGCTTTTTGATGAGAGTAAGTGTGTTCATTGTAGGTTCTCCTGAAATACTAGGGGTTTTTACTCCCGTTCCTTCAGTCGTTTGCGCCCCAGTAGCATTCTGGTACTGATTCCCTTACGGTCTCAACCAGTTCGATTTTAATCTGTTCTTCCATGTGCTCATGCTTTTTAATCCTGAGGATTAATGCATCAGCATCTGGACATGCCATTGATGAATACAAAAGTAATTCAAACATGGGGTGAACGCTCCGTTCCGCGACTTACTTGCGTCCTAGATCAACATCTGATCGCACTGACCTTCTACTTTTGATCTAAGATAACCTATTAGATTATATTTAGATCGTCGATCCAAGTTGTCATCCATAAGGATTTCAACTCTTCTCTGTAAGAACCTTTCACAACTCATGTGCCACCCATAGGGTGATCCTTCATTATGATGGGCAAGGGTCAATGCCAGCAAGGTGCTGATCATTGGATGAACGTATGGTTATTATACCACAATTATATAGTGTGTGCAAATGGTAACATAGGATACCGTTTAGTTGCCTGCTAGGTAGAAGGCATCTCCTCGTGCGCGACACACTCTTTTGACTTGACAATTATATGTCTCGTTTGGATCCTCTGAGAGTAAATTCTTTGCAAACTGCCACGCTTCCTTGTAACGTCTAAACTTATATACATCATCATAAGTTTTAGCAGATACAAGAACTCCATCCTTTCTCCATGACTTCATAGTATGCCACTTCATAGGGTCAGAGTTTTTGCAGTAGAAAATACACCAGTTCATTTCTTTTTCTTTTTAGGATCGTTCCATAGTTTGGGATTAATTTTACCGTCAGTTTGTTTCATGCTGACGACGCTCCTATATTTATCCCAATAGTGATCAAAGATGTCTACCTTTTTTGGGGCGACAGCAATGTCATATTGGATACCTGTTCCACTCTCATATCCTACGAGGTATGCAGTGTATGGTAGTGAAGTATCTTTCGCTAAATCTGGGTCACATTGTTCATGGATAATTTTAATCTTCATACATACTCAACTACGATTTCCCCATTGAATTGAGGGATATGCTTCTTCAACACACTGTCTAGTGATCTTCCAGCGTTTGCCGATTTGCTTGTCCTTCATTAGACATAATACCTCAGCTTCGCCTTTATGTAAACCCTCTAGCAGTTGAATAAACAAACTTTCACGTCGAGTTTGAGAGATGTTAGCACCACCCTTAAAGAAGAGATAGAGTTTACGATACTCATGTACAAGTTTCGTATGCTCTGTCTCTTCAGGCGCTTCATTTTGCTCATAAGGCACCTCACCTACAGGGAGCATAGAAATAACACTCTCGTCAAAGTTGGCAATCAGAATTTGTCTGAGTGCTGGAGTGTTATATTCTTGTAGAAGTTTAATCTTCTGTGCCTTTGTCTTGGCGTTGCTAACTTTTTGTAGCACTTCATTCAGTAATAATTGCATGACCTAATTGATAGCGTAAGTATATTTATTCGTCGTCATATTCGTCTTCATCTACGAAGCGAACTGACAGGAGTTCTTCGTTGATCCATTGACCTTCAGAATTTAACATCTCTGGATGTACATTTTCTTCTTCTGCTGCATACATGTACTCGTGTAATTTTTCATTGACTGTCCAACCAGCGAACACACCTACACATAGAAAGATGAATGATGCTGTTGCCGATAGATAGACGAATAAAGTTTCAGTCATTGTTCAACTCCGAACTAATTTTTTTCCTTTTCCCACCAAAGTTCTAAGTTGAAGTAGACTTTTCTCTTTAGGAGGGTGAATAATCTAGTGATTGCAAAACCTTTTCCAGGTTTCGGATCTTCTTTTTCTTCCTTCTTTTTAGCCCCCCTAAGCATGAGCTCTATACCTTTATTTATTTTAAGTTCGCTCATTTTTTCTTTGCTGATACATATCCTTTTTGTAGTAGCAACTTTGCAGTCTCTACCAGTCCTCCCAGAGGTTCACCATCTAAAAGGACATACGGGAAACCGATTGCATCGGGGTGCTCAAGTTTAAAATAATCTTTACTGA